CTAGGTTCTACCAAAAGAAGTTTGATGAGTTGATAAATAACGATAAGGAAAAAGCTTTAAATATCATGTTTGAAGTTATTACAAAAGAAATACTGAAGATTGATGGTCAACTACCCAACGACTAAAGTCGTGGGCTTGATAGCCCCATGTTGACCAGGCTAAGGTTTGAAACAGAACCTACGTTATCTATGTCATGACACCCTAGGATGCCCTCCTAGTTCTAGGCTCTGTCGTATAGCATTAAACAGGTGTAGTGGGTTAAGCCAGTGTGTTGTACATACAAACATAGATAACTTTGCCGAAGGAGATGTTACCTGCGTAAGCAGAGAAAGGAGAAATTCCTATGGTATTTGTATTAGACACAAATAAAAAACCATTATCACCTTGTCATGAAGCAGTTGCAAGAAAACTGCTTAAACAAGGTAAGGCTGCAATATTTAGAAAATACCCATTTACAATAATCCTTAAAAAAGCAGTAGATGACACTAAAAACAAGCAAGAATATAGATTAAAAATTGATTATGGTAGTAAACATACAGGGTTGGCTATATTACAAAATAACAATGTAATATGGTTGGGACAAATAGACCATAGAACAGATATTAAAAAGAAACTTGATGAAAGACGTTCTTATAGACGAAGAAGAAGAAATAAGAATTTGCGTTACAGACAACCAAAATTTTTAAATAGACGAAGAAAAGGAGGATGGATACCACCGTCACTTGAAAGTAGGATTAATAATATAAAAACGTGGGTTAAAAGATTACAAAAATTAGTTCCATTAACTCATATGTCTTATGAAAATGTTAAATTTGACACTCAATTAATGAGAAATCCAGAAATTAGTGGTATAGAGTATAAGCAAGGCACATTACAAGGTTATGAAGTAAAAGAATACCTTTTAGAAAAATACAACAGAAAATGTTGTTATTGTGGTAAAGAAAAAGTCCCATTAGAAGTAGAACATATAATACCAAAATCACGAGGTGGTACAAATAGAATAGACAACCTTTGTTTATCTTGTCACGAGTGCAATCAAAAAAAAGGCAATTTGACAGCAGAAGAATTTGGTTATCCAGAGGTACAAAGACAAGTTAAAGAAACATTAAAAGATACTTCTGTAGTAAATTCTACTAGATGGAAAGTGTATGATGTTTTACTACGAATTGGTTTACCAGTTGAATGTGGTACAGGTGCTTTAACCAAGATGAATAGGATTAAATTAGATTTGCCAAAAGAACATTATTTTGATGCTTGTTGTGTAGGACAAAGCACACCTGATAAATTATATTTCAAAACTAAAGATGTTTTATATATAAAAGCAAAAGGCAGAGGTAGTCGTTGTAGAACAAATTTAGATAAATACGGCTTTCCGAGAGGATATTTAACAAGGCAAAAATACTTCTTTGGATTTCAAACTGGAGATATGGTTAAAGCAATAGTGCTTAAAGGGAAATACAAAGGTATATGGTATGGAGAAGTATCTTGTAGAAAAACAGGTTATTTTGATATTAAAAACAAGGATGGTCAAAGAATTATACAAGGGATAAATCACAAATATTTTACAATTGTGCAAAGATTTGATGGATATAGTTACAGAAGGGAGGTAGCAATTCTTACGTAGCGTTTTTGTAAGAGACGCAATTCCTCCACGTGGCTAAAGCCAGTGGCTTCCTTGCGTAAGAATTTGTGAAACAATTGAATAATAGAACTGTAGCGAATAAGCAGGAAAAACGAATATCGAAAAAAGTAACAAAGTACATAGAACCCGCATATGTGCAGAAAGCTTCCGGATCAATGTTTCACAGGAAGTCTGACGTTATTTCCAAAAACTTTAGAATAGAAGCTAAAACTAAAACTAAACCGTCAAAATCTATAACTTTAAAACGTGAGTATTTTGAAAAGATTAGTAGAGAAGCATTGGAGACTAATAAGATACCTGTTCTTTCATTCTCGTTTGGAGACGGACAAGACTTCTATGTACTGGAAGAACATGATTTTATGAGAATGGCGGGTGACTGGTGTGACAAGACCAACTAAACGGGAGCGGGGGGTTATCTATAGTGTATTCGAATCTATGAAATACCGTATGCGGTATATAGATAGCATATTTAACAGGATATTGGTAGGGGATAACCTTGTACTATACTCAGAACATTTTAAACACGAACGAATGAGAGTAATCCAAAAAACAGATTATTTGATTATCTTGGAAAAGGTTAAACAACCACAGATAAGAACAGCAGTAAGTAAAGCTGATTATTTCTGCGGGGCTTGTAAGTTCGAGTTGATAAATAATAGTACAGTTTCTTGGTTTGAGGAGTGGTTACGGGATGTTGAAGATTAAAGAAAGTAATGACAAGTTAACTGAAGATCTTATTGAAAACGCGCTGTGGAGTTACATATATGTTCCGACGAATTCAATTATTGTGAATGATAAGTCTGAAAATATATGGTTCGGGGGGTATCTTGTAGGGTATGAGATTTCGAAAATATTTTATGATTTCAAAGACAACAAGGAAATAGAAGAATGTACCGTAACCTATTCTCTTATTCTTTCTGACGGGGCGGGGTTTCCCCTGTCTAATGACAGTGAAATATTCACACTTACAGAGGAAGAGTTTACAGAAATGTTATCGGAATACGTTATGGAAGGTGTTGAAGATGTTATACATAACCAATCACGGGAAGGGGCGTCTGAGGGAACGTTGCGGGATACCTAAGAAATCAGTAAAACGAATGGCAGATAAAGCTTTTAAGTACGGACTCACACATAAAGAAACCACCGGAAACTTAAACAAATATATTACATCTTTATGGAGCAAGAACAAGAACGCTGATAATATCAGGGTGTATGGCGATAAAGTTTACATCTTTTGCGGAACTTCTTTAATAACTGTGCTTAATCTGCCAACAACTTTAAGGAGTATTGCCCGTAAATGCTTTGAAAGGCGGACTGAGAATGGATGGAAATTAACGAATATATAACGATAGAATGTGATCGCTTTTTAGACCGGATAAAGTGTAAGTACACCAAAGGAAGATACTACATAAAAAAAGCTCTCCAGATTACTGTAAAAGATCCTTATGAACTGACTTACATGGAAGGGATTTACTATAAAATTAGCAACGTGCCGTGGAGAAGGATAGAACGATGTATACGATATGCTATCGCTTCAACCGAATGGGCGGGGATGTGCAATAAAGATTTTCTACAAAAAGCAACAGCACATATACGAAAGATTATTGCTGAAAAATACTAAGGAGTGTCGCCAGTGGACCCTAAATACTCTCTCTATGATATGGAGAATATTGAAAAGGCAAAACAAGATCCGGATTACTTAGGAAGGATTCTTGAGAAGAACAAGAACTTGATATGGCACTCAATACATAAGTACGTGAGGACGTCTCAGAATTATTTACATGCTTGCGGTATGACTAATGATGATCTGTATCAAGTTGGTTGTATTGGTTTTATGAAAGCAATAAAAGCTTTTGACACAAAGCGGGGAATAAAATTCTCCTCCTTCGCTGCGATAACAATAGCACGTGAAGTAAGGCATTTTATGAGAAGTAATTATAGTGTTATTAATATTTCTAGGGGAGCGCAACAACTTTTAGCGGAGATAAAAGATATTGAAGCAGAACTCGGGTATATTCCGCCCGTCAATGTTCTTGCTGAATTGTTAAATGTATCCGAGAAGAGAGTAACTCAAGTACTTAAAGTAAGTGGTTTTATTAAAAGTTTAGATGAGGTAAATTCGTTTGACATGGAGTATTCTGAGTTTGTGGAAAGCGATGAAAAAGTTGATATGAACGTAGAAGATAAAATTTATATTGATAGATTACTTGAGTGCGTAAAAGATAAGCTTAATGATACAGAAATCAAAGTACTAAAGCTACAGCTTTCGGGAAACAACCAGTCTGATACCGCTAAAGATCTTGGAGTTTCCAATATGAAAGTCAGTAGGATAGTACAGAAAATAAGAGAGATATTGAAAGATACTGAATTTTCGAAAGGAGAGATCGAGTAATGAATACTCAAGAATTAGTTCAAATGGCAGTTCAGATTTTGTTAGTGCCGATTATGGGGGCGGTGGCGACATTTGTAGTTACTTACCTTAGGGCTAAATCTGAACAAATTCGTCGCAAGATTGACGATGATACTATTAATAAATACATCTATTTGGCTGAGGATATTATAGCGACTGCTGTGTTGCAGGTTAATCAGGTTTTTGTTGAAGAGTTAAAGAGAGACGGGAAGTTTGATAAAGAAAGACAGCAGGAAGCATTTAATAAGTGTAAAGAAATTGTACTTACTTTGTTAAACGATAACGCAAAAACTGTAATTGAGTTTATATTCGGAGACTTAAACCGATGGATTGACTCTCAAATTGAAGCTACTGTACATCGTTCAAAGTAAGGGGCTTCTTTTTCAGGTATACCCAATGTTCAAGTACACTCTATAAGACATACTTACGCTACAAGATTATTTGAGCG